ACGCACATTTCTCGCGACACCTACGACGCGTTGCTCGACCAGGACGGCGTGGAGCTGGTTAAGGAGACCAGCTACACCGAGGATCTGCCGCTGCCGCCCGGCGGGCCGCCGCCCGGCATGCCGCCGCTGGGCCCGATGGGGCCGCCGCCGCCGATGCCGCCTCCCGGCATGCCGCCTCCCGGCCCGCCGCCGATGGGGCCGCCTCCCGGTATGATGCCGAATGGCGCGGCCGGGCCTCCCGGGATGGGGCCGCCAGGACCGCCGCCGGGGTTGATGCCGGCGCCGCCGGTCACCTTCTACGACATCACCCTGCGCGTCACCCGGCCGCGCGAGCGCGTCGTCATCGCCAACGTGCCGCCCGAGGAGGTGCTGTTCAGCCGGCGTAGCAAGCGCGGCGAGATCCCGTTCCTGGCGCATCGCTGCCGGCGCACCTACAGCGACCTGGTCAATGCCGGCTACGACACCGATTGCCTCGACCTCGTGCCGTGGGACGACAGCGCCGAGCACAATTCCGAACGCGTCGCCCGCAACCTCCCCGAGGAGGCCGATTACTCCTCAAGCGATCGGCGCGATGCCGGCCGCGAGATGTGGGTCGAGGAGTGCTACGTCCCGCTGGCGCTCGGCGACGACAAGAACACCACGGAGTTGTACAAGGTCACGACGGCGGCCGGCGGCCACGTCATCCTGACCAAGGACGGCGAACCGGATTGCGAGTGCGTGCCGGAAATCCCCTTTGTCGCGCTGTGTCCGATCCCGCAGCCGCACAAGCTGGTGGGGCTGAGCCTCGCCGACCTGACCAAGGATATCCAGCTAATAAAGAGTACTTTGCTGCGGCAGATGCTCGACAACGGCTATCTGTCCAACTGGCCGCGCATCGAGGTCGGCGACGACGTCGTCAACGAGAATACCTACGACGACCTGCTGAACCTGCGCCCCGGGCAAATGGTGCGCACCCGCCGCATTGGCGGCATAGCGCCGCTGACGGTGCCCTATACCGCCGACAAGACCTTCCCGCTGGTCGAGTACCTCGACCGCAGCCAGGAGGTGATGACCGGCGTTGCGCGCAGCAACCAGCAGATTTCGGCCGACCAGCTCAACAACAGCACCGCCAGCGGCATCGCCATGCTGCAGGCCAACGCCGCCCAGCGGGTCGAATTGTTCGCCCGGATCTTCGCGGTGGGCCTGCAGGAACTGCTGGGACACGTCTTCAGGCTGGTTCGGCGCCATCAGCAGAACGAGCGCATCATCAAGGTGACCGGCGGCTTCCTCAAGGTCGACCCCAGCGAGTGGGTCGAGGATCTGCCGCTGAGCGTCAGCGTCGGCCTCGGCACCGGTAACCGCGACCAGATATTGGCGCACCTCAACACCATCCTGCAGATCCAGAACGGCATCGTGCAGCAGCAGGGCGGGCTCCAGGGGCCGCTGGTTTACGGCAAGAACGTGTTTGACGTGCTGGAGCAGCTGACCCAGCAGGCCGGCTTTAAGACGCCGTTTTTCCAGGACCCGACGCGCCCGCCCAACCCGGCAATGATGGGCCCGCCGCAGCCGCCGAAGCCCGACCCGGCAACCGCCGCGGCGCAGGCCAAGGCGCAGGCCGATATGCAGATGACCCAGGCCGACATCCAGGCGAACCAGGCCAAAGCGCAGGCCGACATCCAGATCGCCCAGGCAAAGGCCCAGATGAGCGCCCAGATCGAGGCGCGGCAAGCCCAGGCCGAGATGCAGATGGAGCAGATCCGGGGGCAGTCGCAGCTCGCCCTCGAGCGTGAGCGGGCCGCGCACGATATGCAGGTGGCGCAGATGCAGGCCCATAACGAGATGGCGATCGAGCGCATGAAGGCCGAACAGCAGGCCCAGATAGCGGCGCTCGAAATCAAACTGAAATACCAGGCGGGCGTCTATACCAGCGGCCCCGATGCGCCGGTCGACCGGCCGGATATTTGATGCCGAACGACGTGTTGCAGCAGTTGCTGGCCGCGGTCGACCGCAGCCCTTCTGCGTTGCAGCTGCAACCGCCGCAGCAGCCGATCACCCCGGAAGATTGGGCGGCCCTCCTGGCGCGTGCCCGGCCGCCCTTAGCAGCACCCGGAGAGAACGGTGGCGGATTTGCGCCTGACCTGTTTGATCTGCCGGGGCTGTCGGCGAGCAGACCGTTGAGCCCGCAGCTGCCGCCTGGCGAGGCGCCGTTTGGATTGGCCGGCGGCGGTTACTCGATGGGGCGGGCCGGGAGAACCAGTGAGCCGCTGAATTTGCAAATGCAATATAACGCGCCGGGATTGCCGATTGATCTGGCGGCTGGGGTCCAGGCGGGGAGGGGAGGCGGGCTGTCGAACTTTATGGCGCGCTATCGGGTGCCGTTTTGAGCCTCGCCGGTTTGTGGGCCTGGTGCCGGGCGAACGATGCTGCCCCGCCGCCGCTGCCGCCCGGGCCGCCGCCCGATGACCCGATCCAGCTCGGCGCCGCGGCGCAGCGCCTGCTCCAAGACCCGACCTTCGCGCTGGCGCTCGGCCGGGTGCAGGAGCGCCTCACCGACGCCTGGCGCAATAGCGCGGTCGGCGGCACCGATGCCCGGGAGGCGGCGTATCGGCTGCACTGCGCGGTCGAGCAATTGCGCACCGAACTGCACCTGATGGTCGCCAACGGCAAGGCCGCCGGGCGCCAGGATGATGGACGCAAATTATGAGTGACGTGCCCGGCGGCGCCGGCGGCGATACCGTTGGTCTGCCCCCCAGTATCGCGCCGAGCGATGCCGATATCGCCAAAAGCATCGAGGGCCTGCTGGACGCCGAAGCGCCGCGCCGCCGCAGGGCGCAGCCGGCCGAGGCGGCGCAAGCCGACACCCCATCCGACGCCGAAGAGGCGTCAGATCCCGGGCCGGATCCGCTTCCCACAGAGGAAGAGGAGCCATCACCCGGCGAAGCCGACGAGGGAATTGACCCGGACGAGCCCGAGGAGGAGCCCGCTCCGGCAATCGATCCACCCCAGAGCTGGAAAGCGGAAGAGAAAGCAGCGTGGGCTAAACTTCCCCCAGACGTGCAAGCAATCGTTGCGCGACGGGAAGGCGAGCGCGACCGCTATATCTCGACCCGCACCCAAGAAATGGCCGAAGAGCGGCGAGCGAGCGCCGAAGCACGGCTGGCTGAGCGAGGAGAGTATAAGCAGAACCTTGAGAAACTGCTGTTTGTGGCTTCGCCTGAAGCGCAAAAGTTCGCTCAGATCGACTGGCAGCGCCTGGCGGCCGAGAACCCGGCAGACTATGTCCGGCTCACCGCGGAACGCGACGCGCTGCGTGGCCGGATCGGCGCGATCCAGGGCGAAATTCAGCGGATCGACTACCAGTCGAACGCGGAACGCGAGCAGCAATTCGGGCAATTCCGCGAGCAGCAGGCGCAATTGCTGGCGCAGAAACTGCCCGTCTACGGCGACGCCGAGCGCGGCCCGAAATTCGTCCGGGAACTCACGGACTACCTCCAGACGCAGGGCTTCACCCCCCAGGAATTGGCCGCGGTCGTCGACCACCGGGCAATCCTCCTGGCGGAAAAAGCCATGCGCGCGGATCGCGCGGCGGCGGCGCGCAACGGCGCCAACGCGCAAAAGGCCCCGCCTCCCCGGGTGCAGCCGCCCGGCACTAAAGCGCGCTCGGACACCTCGGCCAGCCAGCGACGCAACAATAAACTCGCAGCCCTGGAACGCAGCGGTTCCGAGAAGGACGCGGTGGCGTACCTGCTCGAGATCCTGTGAGGACCCGCCCTAAACGCCGCCTGGGCAGCGGCGCCCGCCAGCGCTGGGAAGCGCCGGCATCCCTCTTGATGGAGCCCCTTAATGGCTATCATACCAAATACTGCGACCACGTTTAGCGGCAGCCCCGGTCTGCAGGGGCTGCGCGAAGACCTCTCCGACATGATCTACATGATCTCGCCGGAGACAACGCCGTTCACCTCGAACGTCGGCCGCGAGAGCTGCGACGCGGTGTTGCACGAATGGCAGACCGACGCGCTGGCCGCCGCCAATGTCAACAACGCCCAGTTCCAGGGCGACGACATTGCCACCTTTAGC